CCTTTGGCTTTAGCATAGTTTTCAGCAGCACCTTTAAATCGAGATGCTGAATAACCTTCCGCATTTAAATATTGGTTAATTTCTTGTGGTTTAACATCAGGATTAGCCAATAATTTATCTACATTACGAATAACTTTTTCAAACTTTTCGTATGCCATTACTCTAATCCTCTATCTTTTTTAAATTGATTCATATCGAATGGTACATAAGATTTACCAGCAGCAGTTTTCATTGCGTTTTGAGTTACTTCTCTTGCTAATTGTTTTTGTGCAATTTTTTCTGGTCTATCGCCTGGTTGTGGGAAATAGGTTTTAATCTCATCTTTCATCTCATCCGTACCAATAACTGCTCCAGACTCCTTACGCAGATTTGCACGAACCCAGTTTTCTTGAGCTTGTTTGTATAACTGTTGCTGTACAGAACTTCCTACATTTTCTAAATATGAACCAATTAAAGGAACAGAACCAAGAGCTTGTGTTCTAGCAGTTGGATACATTGTGCCAACATCTTTTCCTGCTAATTGTTGTGTAGCTACTTTATTTTCTATTTCTTTAGCTAATTGGTTTGATAACTCCATACGCTGTGCAAATCCAGCAGCCTTTTGCTCTGACTCAGTAGGTTTGCCACCCTCTAATCTTCTTTGTTCTCTTTCAGCAGCAGCAGCTTGTCTAGCATCCATTCTTTCAGCAGATGTAGCTTTTCCAGTAAGATAAGTTTCTTCCATTTTTGCTAATGGCTCAATACGCTTATATGCAGTTTCTTCATCAATTACACCAGACTTAAGACCTTGTTCTAATTGAGTTGCTAATGTTCTTACTCGTGGGCTAGGTGATTCTAAATATGGAGCAAATGGGCTAGGAGCTTGACCGCCACCCATTAATCCAAGTTGGCGCAAAGCCTTTGTGCTATCAGCAAGATCTTTAATAGCACCAAATTGTCCACTAGCCTGTAGTTGAGGAATAATCTTAGCCATATCAAAAGAGCCTGGGGCTTCTACTACAGCAGGGCCTACTTCTGATGGGATAGCAGTTTGCTTGCCTGGGGTATATGCACTTTGATATAACTGATTTAATTGTTGTGCTTGTTTTTGTTTGCGAACTAACTCTTGAACTTGAGTAGCTTTAAGCATATTTTGTAATGCAGTATCTACAGTTCCTTGATAGCCACCTTGAAATCCTTGTAGTGCCTCGCTAAATCCACTACCTTGCGGCATAAGAGATGGTGCGCCAGCTCTAGAAAATGCTGCGCCTGCCCCTAATAATCCAGATGCAAGTGATTGAAGGCGTAAAGATGACATATCATCTTCTGATAATAAGCCTTCGTAATAGGATGGAATATATGCCATGTTTGCCTCAGATTAAAGATAGTCTTGGTTGTCTTAACATTTTTTGGTCTTGCAATAAAGATAACAACGCAGAAGTAGTATCTACTTTTTGCCCTCTGCTCATCATTGCTTGCTGTTGCGCCATTCTGTTTACATCAGCCTGTTGAGGATTATTTTGTTGTTGCATTTTAGATCCAATTTGCCCTAATTGACCAAGTGCATTTTGTTGAGATTGTTTTTTTAACAGATCTGTTACTGTTTGCCCAGATGGTTTTTGAGCTAGTCCTTCTTGCTTATATAAGCCTTGCTCTGTATTTCTAAGCAATCTATCTAAGTAACTTGCATTGCCAGCATCTACGCCTTGGTATTGTGCAAGCATATTTAGATATTCTGGAGTGTAAGCAGACATTGGCAATTGAAAAGCCTCTTGACCAGCAAATGATCCACCGCCATCTAAACCAATATTAGATAAATAACTATTCATTCCACCAGATCCAATTGAACCATCTGCACTACTGCCAGATCCAATATTGGATAAATATGAGTTTTTAAAAAGCTCGTCTAAATAATTTGAGTCCATAATTTTTCCTAAACTAAATCGTAACAAACTTGTTTAATGCCATCTGCACGAGTAATAACTGCTTGTGGAATAATTTTTTCCACTTCGTGAGCCATATAACCAATAAATTTGCCATGACCAGCTTGGTCTTTCCACTCAGGTTTATAGTCAAACATATAAACTGGTAGATTGTGTTTACCATTACCAATATTAACAATATTTTCTTTTGTACGAATGTCAGAAAACGCTGTATAAGCTGCTGCTCCTGTACCAACAATACCTAGTAAGTTTCCTAGGGCTTGTTGTCCTGGGTTAGAATAAACAGGCTGAGTAGCTGTAGTAGTACCGCCACTAGGTGCGCCATATACGCCACTTAAGAATGATTGCAGTTTAGCTTGTGGAAGATTTTGCTCGTAGTTGTAACGATTAATTTGGTCTTGCAATGCAGTCTGAGCATAACCTTCTCTGCCCTGTCCGATTGATAGTAAGCGCTGAATATCTCCGTAGTCTGCCTCTGCCATGCCAGGCGCAGCAGCAGTAGCAGCAGCCTGTCTACCTCTTTCGTCTGCATAATTTTGATAGGCTAGTTTGCCAGCAGTATCAGTAAGCGCATTGGCAAAAGTGCCAGTAGCACGATCTGTCAATTGACCATAAGCACCAGAGCCATAGCGACCAGCACTAGAGGCTTTAGAGGCTACATTTTGGATAGCATCATAGTAGGATTGTTGAGCAGCCTTGGCAGCAGGATTAAATGCGCCTTGAAAGAAGGGGTTTCCACCTAAGTATTGACCCTGTACATTAGCTAAGTTCTCAGCTTGCGCTGCTCTTAATAATGGACTACCAGCCGTAGCTCTTTGCTCGCCAGCCTGTAGTGCAGATAAGGTAGTTTCTGTAGGGCTAACATAAGTCTGCCCTGGGAAGTAAGATGGGCCTTGTGTTTCGTATAACTTCCTTGCCTCTCCTAGACCAAACTCTACATAAGGCTTGAGCATTGGATCAATTTCGTTGCGAGTAGTCGTAGTTCTATCTGTAACTTGCTGACCACCACCACCGCCAAAGATGCCACCAACTGCTTGTGCTATTCCGCCCATATTAAATATCCTTTATCCATTTTCTAGGTCTAAACCCATATTTTCTTGCTATCACATCCCATCCTTTTCGATGAGAGTCAAAAGTTACTGTACTTGCTCCACCAGCCTTGGCGATCTCTAATAGAGCTTGCCAACAAGGATCAAGGTTATGCTCAAAATAAGAACACCATATATGTAGATTATCGCCTTGGGGTTGCAGAACCGAAAAGCCTACTATTCGGTTGTCCTGCGAGAAAGCCCATAAAAGAGCCTTGTTATTGAAACATTCTACATATACATCCTCAGGAATCCACCCCTCAGGAGTCTTAATTAAAATCTTTAATAAACCTTTTCTAACATAATCCCAGTACAGCCTCAAATCCTCTGGTTTTACATAGAATTTTTGCATACCATAATTTTACCTACAATTGGTAGAAAAGTGGTAATTATCCAACGATTACATATCCATAGGTTTTACTAGCCGTTGAATTGGCAAAATGGGTAAGTGTTGCGCTGCCGTTTGTCTGTGCGCTGACATACACATTATCCATAGCATTAGGGGCTACATACTGCATAGTTGCTATAACTGATGGTGTTGCTGGTCTTGTTGGGCTAGATTCTGCTGGTGTTTGTTCTAATGTAACGCCTGTATTTTCTGTTCGCCATACAATTTCTACATAGTCATTTGCTGCCAGTTCTAAAAAATAATTTATAGCTCCAATGACATGACCATAAACTCCAGCACTTTTTCTTGCTGGGACAGTAAACTTACTGTTTGATGATGTAATATTAGTGCCGTTTTTTCTAAACCAAATATCTACATCGTGCTGTGCATTATCTGTATTTTCTATTTGTACGCTAAATTGCAGATTGTAGATACCAGCATTTCTGACATTTAAACGACTACTATTAGATAAATAAACACCATTAGAAAAATCTGTAGTGTTAAATGTCATTGGATACGCAACTGTAGTGCTTGCTGCCGATTGATCTGTAGAGTCTTGAAAAGCTCCATAGGGCGCAGTATCAGCAAAGGCAGCAGCCGACTTAGGCACTAGCAATATCATAGAATCTCTACTTATTCTAGGATCGCTAATAGTGGTAGTTGTTGCGTTTCCTGTGGCTAATGTAACAGTCCCAGTATTGTTGGTCTTGCCATCCATCATGCCGTTTACGATCTCAGCTACGGCTCGTTGATCGCCACCAGTAGGGGGAAGTCTACGGAACATTATCTACCGCCCTGTTGCACTAACTCAATCTCTACACCAACAGCCGTTTTCCAGTTAGCCCCTGTAGGGGAAACCCTTACTCTATGGTATTTGCCACCAGAGCGCAGGGATGCCCTATTCTCGCTGTCTGCTGCTACGGCAGTACCAAAGCTAGGGACATCGCTTAATAACGCTCTAGAGGCTACAGAAACGCTTGCAGAGCCAGTATCTACCTTTGGCTTGGCTAACATAATGATTGATTGGTTTCCGTTGCCCAGATCGCCTGTAGTAACATAGCCAGACTTATTAGATCCAGTAAAAGTAACAATTTTGGTATCTTTTACCCCTGCCAATACAAACTTACCACCAGCCCAAATACGGCTATCAAAAGAAGTGCTTATAGTATCCATATTCCCAAAGGTATCTAAGCCTTCTAAAGTTACTCCAGCCTGTGCCAATGTTGCTACATAAGTAGAAGTAGTTTCTGCCTCAGACCATTTTTTAGTTTGGAAGTTATAGATTATTAATCGTTTTTGAGCAAAGATGTCTGTGTATTGCCAAACAATTAGTTTACGAATGACATCTATACTTGCGCTCATCTTATCTATCTGAGATTGATCTGCATAGGTAAAGAAATAGCGATCTACTTTTTCTGCTCCGATAGGCGTAACTGTCTGCCCATCGCACATATAAAATCCATCGTCAGCTAGGAAGAATACTAAATTACCAAACTGGGCTATTGAATTTGCCTCATAGCACCCAATATTCCTAGCAATGGTATCAAACTGAAAGAATAATGGCGCACCTACATAAGTCATCCTAGATATTGCTTTTTCTAGCAAAATTAACCCATATTCACCACCAGTAATACCACGAATATCTCCACCATCTGCAATGACCTGGCTATCAGATTGGCTTGTAGCGCTAGGAGTCCAATCGGTTTCATCGTTTAAGTCAGACCAATAAACCTTAGATTCTTCGCCTGATACATTGCCAGCCACTACAAAATCTCTAACTGTAGTTACAAATTTGGCAGTAGGAGCTGCTGCATCTAAGTCAGCAAATGCTGTAGAACTTGCTAAATTCCATACTTGTAATTTTCCTATTCCATTAGCAGCAATAAGGGATGGCCCGTATTGGGCAAAGTTCCAACGATTACTACCAGAATATCCACCAACTTTAGATACATCTACCAATGCTAATGTAGATGAATTGTATTTAAACAGTTTAGTAAATCCACCAGCAAAAAGGGTAGTAGTTGAACCGAATTTAGTAGCAAATACATTGTTTAGGTTTTCACTTGCTGCGCCAGATAACTCTACCAACTCAGGAAATGGGCCATAGCCTATCGCCTGGGGAACAACATTGTAGGCATCCTGTATAGAACCAGTTATTCCAGCTTGGTCTGGTAGCCATTCGCCAAATTCTACTATTGAGGTAGCCATGTATTACTTCCCGTTGATTTATTAGTCCAATTGTTACTTGTAACGCTAGAAAGTGTCCAAGTATTGCTATCTACTGTTTTGTTTGTCCAGTTGTTGCCTGTAACTGAGGCAGCAGTCCATGTATTAGACCCTACGCCAGAATTGCTCCACTCCTCACCAACTCGATACCCAATAACTACTATTGTACCGAGTCCATTTATAGATGAGTTAGCAGAAAATACTGCGTTACCAGTTACTAAAACTGTTCCCAATCCTATGATCGAGCCATCTCCACTAGCAGTATAGTTTCCTAGCCCAGATATAGAACCTATGCCATCTATAGATACAACGCCTAATGCTTGTCTTATTCCATCTGATACTACTGTTCCAACTCCATTAATAGAGCCATCACCCAATGCCATCCTAATGCCATCGCTAGATGTAGAACCAACTCCGTTGATTGATCCATTACCAGCAAATACCGCTATAGGATTACCGCTTATAGTTCCTAAAGCATTAATTGATCCAGCACCATCTGTAGCTAATACATCTCCTACGCAATAATCGTATTCCCAATAACCATATACGACATATTGATCTTCAAAGGCCATTATGCGTCTACTGCACCTGCGTAATCAGTAAAGGTCTTTAATACTCCATAGATTGCAGGGATTAAATCACCTTCTAAGTCCTCAATCGCAATGTAATGAGCATTTTCTTTAACTGTAGCCATGTTGCCATGTCGTGCATCTTCGTTATAGTAAATAGCTACTTGCACTTGGATTTGGTCTTTTGTACCAAAGAAGTTAGTGATTCGTGCGTAGGCTTCTGGGGCTGGTACACCGAATTGAGTTGATGCTAGGTTAAGTTTTAATGCCATGATTGCTCCTTAGTAAGTCATTTCTGTTGTACGGATTTGGCAAACTGTACGAATAGTCGTACTTGCTTGCCCTGTAAAGGTAACTCTTAAACCACCATTGGTAGTATCGGCTGTAACTGCAATAGCCCAAGTAGCCGCACCTAAATCAGCGTACATGGAAGTAACTGTAGGAGTACCGACCAAGGCTGTAGTTCCTACACCAGCACCTCGCTTGATTACACCTTCTATAGTCCAGCCTTTAGTATCTCCACCACCAGTTACTCCTGATACCACTTCTCCAGTAAAGAAGTAAGCAGAGTTGTTAGGTAGTATTACTTGGTTTGTTCCGCTTGCAGCTGCGGTAGTTGAGCGCAATGCTGTAGCTGTAGCATCGGTTGTTTGAACACCAAGAACAAGTAAAGCGGCTTGAGAAACGCCAGCCGCATTAGCAATAGGTGAATTACTTGCAGAAAAAACAGTATTAGCAGTAATTCCTCTAGTTGTTGAATTTGTCCCAAAAGCAAAAGACCTTGCCCCATCAGCGTATGCCACTCTACCCATTGCAATAGAATAATCTCCAACGGCAGAAGTCGATAGTCCCATAGCAACAGAAGAAATTCCGCTTGCGGTATTTCCAGTCGCTGTTGTGCCATCTGTTCCACCTCCAATAACGGCAGAACCAATTCCAGAAGCTACATTCTTTACACCACCGCCAACAAAAGACCAATCCCCACTAGCCACATTCCTATTACCGCTTGTGCCAGCGTCTCCGCCCCCACCGATAAATGAATAACTACCTGTAGCTTGGTTATTACCACCGCCAACGACTACGCCATGAGGGGTATAGAAAGATAGAGTGCTTGTAGATGAACCTGATGCGGCTTGGGAAAGTGTAAGGCTTGTTCCTGATATGGCGGCTACATAAGTTCCTGTAGCAATACTTGTACCTTGTATATATTGACCAACTTTAATGCTTGCATTAGACCCGCTTAATGTAACGGCAGTTGTGCCATTCATTGTTCCGCTTTGGGTTGTTACAGTTGAATTTGATGTTGCTGTGTTATATGCACCACCGCCTAAAAAGTTAAAATAACCAACGGCAGATGATGAACCATTAGAAAAACCGCCAACAACAGTAGAATAAACACCACTAGCATAGTTGTTATAACCACCAGCAACAACCGATTGAGAAGCTGTTACAAAGTTATTGCTTCCACCAGCAACAGTAGCATAAGAGCCTGTTACCCTATTGTCAGCACCACCACCTAAAGTAGCCGATGTTGCACTTGCCACATTAGAAGCACTAGACCTACTTGTCTGCCAATCAACAGCATTAGCACCCCTAGCATTACCACCT